GTAGGTATAACCTTTAGTACATTTGATTTGTTACACGCAGGTCATGTGTCAATGTTAAGAGAAGCAAAATCTCAATGTGATTATCTTATTTGTGGATTACAAATGGATCCAAGCATTGATCGTAAAGAAAAGAATGCTCCCGCTCAAACCATTGTAGAAAGATATACTCAACTGAATGGAGTCAAATATGTGGATGAGATCATTCCATATAATTCCGAAAGAGATGTTGAAGATATATTGACAATGATCGATATTGATGTTAGAATATTAGGAGAAGAGTACAGGGATAAGGATTTTACTGGTAGAGATATATGTCGCAAACGTGATATTGATCTTTATTTTAATAAAAGAGACCATCGCTTTAGTTCAAGCGATCTTAAAAAGAGGGTACGTGAACATGGCCAATGACCAAAAGTGGGGCAGTCTGGAATACAGTTTTGAGACACAATTAGAATTTAAGTTTTACGACATTAATCCAGAACAAATTGAGTTACCATTAGAATATCCAACTGTAAATTATGTGACAAATTTGAATAACAATTATGGTAACTTTTCAGTTGAGTATAATCAACCAACAGTAACTTTTACTATGGGACCTTATAGTTATGAGAATGAGTAGAGAGGATTTAGAAAAAATCCGCAAAGATGATCATGATATGGAACAATTTCTGCGCGACATGGCCGACAAATCAGATGATGAGTTTGTTATGAGATTAGCAGAAAGATTTTCTAAACTAACGCACAAAGCGCATGATAGATTACATTGGACTGGAGCTGAATAGATGGTTTGCTATATTATTTACGAAGATTTTTTAGGTATCCCGATAGGATATAGAGTAAATGGTAAAGCACATTACTTCCAGCACAGACTAGGCCTTGAGCACCCTGATATAGAAAATGAATGGAGCCAACAATGACTTTTTATACATTATTTTTAGTGACTATCTTAACATCCACCACAGGCGGAGAAGATGCGTTTTATTATAATAAAATATCAACGTTTGATAGTCGCGCCGAATGTGAACAAGCTAAACTGTATGTAATGTCAAAATATAAAGCACCGTTTCCAGGTGTTGATATGGCATGTGTAAAAACGGATGAGATATGACCAAATTTATTTTTGATGTAGATGGAACTCTAACACCAAGTAGAGGTATTATTGATTTAGACTTTAAAGCTTGGTTTAATACATTCTGTTTAGTAAATGATGTTTATCTCGTGACAGGATCGGATCGTGATAAAACAATCGAACAAATTAGTGAACCAACTTATAATCTTTGTAAGAAAGTTTACAACTGCTCCGGAAGCGACGTATATTCCGGATCAGAAAAGGTACGATCTTCTGCCTGGAAAGTTCCTCCTTCTATGCATCGTATTCTTGATGGTTGGCTTCAAGCCAGTAAATTTCCTGTAAGAACAGGTAACCATAAAGAAGAACGACCAGGAATGATGAACTTTTCTGTTGTTGGGCGTAATGCAACAAAAGAACAACGCGCAGAATACGTAGAATATGATACGTTAAATAAAGAGCGTGAAACTATCGCACATATAATCAATTCTTACTATAAGGATATTACCGCAACTGTTGGTGGTGAAACTGGTATTGACATTCACCCCACTGGTTCAGATAAAAGCCAGATACTTGAAGACTTTCAAAACTATCGAGAAAAGATTCATTTCTTTGGCGATTCAATATTTCCTTCTGGTAATGATTGGTCAATAGCGACAAAGATAGATAAGCGACTAAATGGTACGTCACACCAAGTAGAAGATTGGCGTGACACATGGAAACAACTTGAGGAGTTAACAGCATGATTAAAGATAATATCCCTGAAATTACATTCATGGCTCGTACGGGCGATGTAGAACCAGAAGATGGTGGTTGTCCTATTGGAGGTCAGTGGCTTCCTATGAAAACAACTGAAATGTTTGGCAATAAAAGAGTACTTGTATTCTCTCTGCCAGGTGCATATACACCAACTTGTTCTACATATCAACTTCCTGGTTTTGAAGAAAACTATGAGAAGATTACTGGTGAGATGGGTATTGACGAAATCTATGTTTCATCTGTAAACGATGGATTTGTAATGAATGCTTGGGCTGAAAAGCTTGGCATTGAAAAAGTTAAAGTCATTCCAGATGGTAATGGCTTATTCGCTGAAGCATTAGGAATGCTCGGTGATTTTAGTGCGATTGGTTTTGGTAAGCGATCAAAAAGATTTGCTGCTGTTATCAATAATAATGAAGTAGAAAAAATGTTTGTGGAGCCTGACGCCACTAAGGATAACGAAGACCCTTATGGTGAATCTTCTCCAGAGACAGTAATGGCCTATTTGGCAGGATAAAAATGAAGGTAAAAATTGGAAAATATCCAACGAGATTAACAAGTAAGTTATACGAGCGCCATATGAATAATAAATATGGCATTATGAACTGGCCTGAGCTGTATGATTATGTAGATTATTACATCGAAGCAGTTGACAGCATGTGGCAAGACATATATAATATAATTAATTGGATATGGTTTGATCGACTTGAACAAAAGCAAATTATTCAAATAGATCCACAAGATACTTGGAGTATGGATCACACTCTTGCTCCAATTATCTTGCCAATGCTAAAGCAGTTAAAAGAAACTAAGCATGGTTCTCCAAGTGTTGATAACGAAGATGTTCCTAAAGAACTACGTGCAACAAAAAGAGAAATTACAGCTTACGCCAAGAAAGGCGAAACTGATAAAAAATGGCATGATCGTTGGGATTATGTAATAGATGAGATGATATGGGCATTTGAACAAAAGTGCCGTGATCATTGGGAGTCGGACTATTACGGCGACTACATAGAAGGATCTGATGGACCGTTTAGCGGTGCATTTGAATGGACGGATGATGAAGGGCGTGTAGCGCACCAGGAACGCATGACTAATGGGTTTAAATTATTCGGAAAATATTATGAAAACTTATGGGACTAAGTTTAAGAAACTTTTAAGCAAGTGGTGGCGTATCTGGGCTAAGAGCCTAGGAGAAAAAGTAGGTGAAACAGATCGGCAAGCAAACACTATTGCAGCTATCAGAACATTCTGGTGGTTTGTACACATCGTGACTTGTTTCTTTATTATCGCAGGTAATTCAAAAATGCTAGGGATGTGGTAATTTGTTTACAGTAGAAATGGACAATTGGGATAGCGAGATCACAATGACGGTCTTAGATCCTGATGGCGTATATGAAGATATAGAATGTATCATATATGATGATGTTGTTTATATAAGGCAATATGATTTTAACCTTGAGCAATACGATTACATGATATTATCACCCAAGCAAATGATAAACTTTATGAAAGCCTTCAAAATGCAAGAAGGCGCATATTCAGAACATGGAGAAAAATTAGAATGATTACTATTTACGGGAAAACAAACTGTGCGTTTTGTGTAAAAGCAAAAGCCTTTGCAGAACAAAGAGGCTTTAAATACGAATATAAGGATGTAGGAGCACGACAAGCTACATTTCAGGAGTTACTAGAAAGAGCTCCAGAACCAGTAAGAAGCGTACCACAGATATGGATTAATGATGACTATGTTGGCGGATATACTCAATTCGTACAATATGTAGAAGATACAGGATATACGGGAACTGGTCATTCGTTGTAAAAAAGAGGGTTGACATTTTGTCAGCCCTTTGTTATAATAGAAACTATATTATGATTTAAGTGAGGTACTCATATGACAATGCATATGATTCAAGGCGTACAAGTTCATGGTAACTCGAGAAAGAAAAAGCGCAAATTAACACAAAAGAAACTTGCTGAAATGGAAGTAAACTGGCGTAAGCATAATAAAGCTATGCGTAAAGCTAACTGCCACAGCTTGCAATATAAAACATTTGAAGAGTATCAAGCATACGTCTTCGGCGAAATCAAACCCAAGAAGAAGGAATTTAAGCCCTATGTCCCGCAGGAATCGTACCAACGCAAATCGCCGAATTATCCAAGCGCGCCAATTAGCAAGGCGACGGGTTCAATTCCAGATTCCGGACGAAAACGAGAGCCGCAACAATATACCGGAGATCTCATTGTCGGAATCGGACAAATGCACAAGTCAAACGCAGTTCCAGTTATGCGAGGAACAGAACAAGCTAAAGATTTAGCTAGGATGAGAAGATAATGAATACTATTGTTGCAGGTACAGCACCGCTATACAAGCGCGACTCTAAAGGTGGAGTCAGAGTATGGCGTGGTGAAGTAAGTGAAAGTGAAGGTAATTACTATTGGAGAGCAATCTCTGGTTTACAAGAAGGCAAACAGGTTGAATCTGGTTGGAAGATTGTAGAACAAAAGAACGTTGGTAAGACTAACGAAACGAGTTTGCAACAACAAGCAGAAATAGAAATGATCGCTGAGTTTAGAAAGAAACTTGAGCGTGGTTATTTCCGTCATGTAGAAGAAATTGATAACTTCGAAAAAGTTAAACCAATGCTTGCTGCTAAATATGAAGACGCAAAGTTTGATTGGGAGAATACCGAATATTTTTCTCAACCAAAGCTTGATGGTATTCGTTGTATTGCAAGAGCTGATGGTTTGTGGTCTCGTTCAGGTAAAGAAATACTTGCCGTGCCACATATTCATGAAGCTTTAAAGCCATACTTTTATCGTAATCCAGGCGCAATACTTGATGGTGAATTATATAATCACGATCTTAAAGATGATTTTAATAAGATTACATCATTGGTTCGTAAGACTAAACCAAAGCCAGAAGACATTGCCGAGGCTGCAGGTTTAGTTGAATATCACGTGTATGATCTCGTTACAGAAAAGGCTGAGTTTAAGAAGCGTATAGCATCTATAAGATCTGTAAGCGACAATGATCATATCTATTGTGTATCAACTCGTTCTATTTCAAGTCAACAACAAATGGACGAGTTATATGGTGAATATACTGAAGATGGTTATGAAGGACAAATGATACGTACTAATGCTCCGTATCAACAAAATAAAAGATCAAAAACGTTATTAAAACGAAAAGAGTTTATTACTGAAGAATTTAAAGTTTTAAGAGTGGAAGAGGGTAAAGGTAACTGGGCAGGTCACGTCAAACGATTTGTATTAGAAAAAGATGGCCAAGAGTTTGGTGCTGGTGTAAGAGGCAATCAAGAAGTAATGGCAGAATTATTCGAATCAAAAGTTACACCTGAGTGGGCAACACTACGTTACTTTCAATTAACACCCGATGGCATACCAAGGTTCCCAGTTGTTATCGATTGGGGTATAGGACAACGAGAAGATTAATAAGGAAAAACAGATGGATCAGAGAATTCACGAAATTCTACAAAAAGAAGTCGATCGACAAGAAAAAACTGTAGAACTAATTGCAAGTGAAAACTTCGCAAGTGATGCAGTTATGGAATTATCAGGTAGTGTATTTACAAATAAGTATGCCGAAGGTTATCCAGCAAAAAGATATTATAATGGATGTGATAACTGTGATGATATAGAGCAGCTTGCAATAGATACTGTTTGTAAGTTATTTGGATCAAAGTTTGCAAACGTACAACCACACTCAGGTGCTAACGCTAACCTCGCGGTATTTAAAGCTTTCTTAGAACCAGGTGATGTTGTTCTAGGTATGGATCTTGCGAGTGGTGGCCATTTGTCACATGGTGCTAAAGTAAATGTATCAGGATCTTGGTTTGATTCTTATACATATGGCGTTGATGATAAAGGCTTTTTAGATTATGATGCTATTCGTGAACAAGCAATTGAATTAAAACCACAAATGATTGTTGCAGGTGCTTCGGCTTATCCACGACAAATTGATTGGAAAAAGTTTAGAGAAATAGCTGACGAAGTAGGTGCATTCTTACTTGTTGATATGGCTCACTATTCTGGTCTCATCGCAGGTTTAAGTTATTACAATCCAGTTCCTTTTGCTGATGTAGTAACATCCACTACTCATAAAACACTCCGTGGTCCTCGTGGTGGCATTATCTTATGGAATAACCCAGACTATACACGAAAGATTAATAGTGCTATATTCCCAGGAACTCAGGGTGGTCCATTGATGCATATTATTGCAGCAAAAGCTCAATGTTTTATTGAAGCATCTACTAATGAATTTGCTCAGTATGCCGATCAAGTAATTAATAACGCAAAAGCAATGTGTGAAGTGTTTGAAGCAAAAGGTTTCCCAGTACAAACAGGTGGAACTGATTCTCATATTATTTTAATGGATTTAAGTGAAAGCAAATATTCTGGTAGAGAAGCTGCTGATAGACTTGAACACGCAGGTATTACTGTAAATAAGAATGGCATTCCAAACGATCCTCGTCCTTTTATGGAAACAAGTGGTATTCGTATTGGTACGGCGGCTGAAACAACACGTGGCTTTGATGAAAAGCGATTCAGAGAAATCGCACAAGTAATTGTAGACGTATTGTCGTAGGAGAACTATGCCAACATATTCATATGAATGTAAAAAGTGCGGACATGAGTTTGATATTATTCAAAGGATTAGTGATGATGCTCTTACAGATTGTCCTGAATGTAAAGCAAAAAATGAATTAAAGAAAGTAATCAAGCCCTCTGAATCTGGAGGGTTTGCATTGAAAGGAAAAGGTTGGTTCAAGACCGGCGGCTATTGACTATAAATAACTCTATATGAATTAACTATGGAGTTATTATGTGGCTTTACAAAGGTGAGGAATTCACCTCTGAAATGATAGAAGATTGGGTGGGCTTTGTGTACCTGATTACCGATAAATCAAATGGTATGAAATACGTCGGTAAAAAGTTACTTACATCAAGACGCAAGTTACCACCGCTTAAAGGAAAGAAAAGACGAAGAAGCGTAGTAAAAGAAACCGATTGGCAGAAATACTACGGATCTTCTGACGAAGTAAAATTGTTAGTTGAAGAAAAAGGCGCAGATAATTTTCATAGAGAGATATTAACTCTATGTAAAAGTAAAGGTGAGCTTGGTTACTTAGAAGCGAAGTACCAATTTGAGCATGATGTATTGTTAAGAGATGATTACTATAATGGAATTATCCAATGCAAAATACATAGGAATCACGTAAGAAGTCTTAAAGAAGATTGACAAGTCGCTTCAATAATATATAATAGTAGTATGGCGTATTCAAAAAAAGTAGTAGAAAGGTTTGAAAGCGTATTGAACAACCCAGCAGAATTTAGTGTTGGAAGATTTGATCCTAACGATCCTCAAGTAGCAACCGGAATGACTGGCGCTCCAGCTTGCGGTGATGTTATGAAATTACAATTAAAGTTAGACGATAACGAAAAGATTGTAGATGTGAAGTTTAAAACTTATGGATGTGGTAGTGCTATAGCAAGTTCAACGATGTTTGTTGAAATGTTAAAAGGCAAAACAATCGATGAAGCAAAGCTTATTAAAGATAAAGATATTGCTGAATCACTTGAGTTACCACCAATTAAATTGCATTGCTCCGTATTAGCCGAAGATTCAATTAAGAAAGCAATTGAAGATTGGGAATCAAAAAGGAGTATGATTGGCCACAACGGCGGACCAAAATAAACAGTTGACATTTGATTGAAGTTGTGTTATATTAGATAATATATAAATTTTATCTTTTAATGGAGAATATTATGCTTGTGACTCGTAAAAGCGTTCTTACCGGTAAAACCCGCACAAGAACTATCACCGTAAAACCCCGAGACCTTGCTCTGTATGAGACTGGAACAGTTTCAATTACTGATGCTATGCCCTATTTAAGCTCCCAAGATCGTGACTTTATCATGATTGGTATTACTGATAAAGAGCTCAAAGATGCTTTTTCGAAAGAATTAAAAGAAATTGTTAATGATCGGTTTGGAGGATAAGCTTGATAATACTATTCAATGGACCACCTGCTTGTGGTAAAGATCATGCGGCCGATTTCTTTAAAGCAAAAGGATATAAGCACCTTTCTTTTAAATACAGGTTATACGAAGAAACCATCAAATACTTTAATGTAGATAAAGAATGGTTTATGGATCGTTACGAAAATCGTGATCTAAAAGAAGTACGCTGTCAAGACTTAGGGCATATGTCATGCCGTGAAGCAATGATATATGTATCAGAAAAAGTAATTAAACCTCGTATGGGTTTAGACTATTTTGGTAAACTCGTAGCAAATGAGATCGACCTTGAAAAAGATTATGCAATCTCAGATGGTGGATTTATTGATGAGTTATTGCCAGTAGTTGAAAAGGTTGGTAAAGAAAATTTTCGTCTTGTTCAACTCACACGTGAAGGACATGACTTTTCATCAGACTCTCGTAGATACTTTGATGGCAATATAACAAAAGAATATGTACTTGGTCATTCAACAAGTATTGAAAAAAAGTATGTACTTCCACACAAGTTTGATGTAAAATCGTATAGAATCCACAACAACTCTACTGTTGAAGATTTTAACGATTCACTAAAAGAAATTTATGAAAATGAAATAAATATTGATTTGAGAAATAGGAGAAATATTATGATTAATAAAGAAGAAGTTACAAAAGCACTACACGAAGGTGTATGTTCAGTTACGTTTACAAAAGTAAATGGTGATGAGCGTGTAATGGCAGCTACTCTTAAAGCTGACCTATTGCCTGAAGTAGTAGAAAAAGTACTTGCTGAAGGTGAAACACCAAAAGCAGCAAAGAAACCTAATCCAAATGTTTTGGCGGTTTACGATGTTGACAAATCAGGTTGGCGTTCATTCCGTTGGGACTCTATCAAAGCTTTTCAGGCGGGGTAATCAATGAGTATGATTTACAAAGGTGAGGTTGTAGAAACCGAGCTGTCCAAAAATTCAAAGGGTGGTACCGAGATGATGCGCAAGCGTCTTCTCGATACTATTCAACCTGAATTATTAAAAGGTTATGCAATCCACTTTTCACGTCCTAGGGATATTCCTGATGATGTGAAAAACATTTTGTACTGTCACGACTTAGCCGAAGATCCTGAAAACAAAATCTTAGTTGATAAAGGTTGGACCAAGTTCGACCATTTTGTTTTTGTGACCGCGTGGCAGCGTGATCAATACATTGCTTATTTTGGCATTCCGTATTCAAGGTGTTCAGTTATTCCTAACGCTATTGAAAAACGGTATGAAGCAGAAGAAAAGAATACACAAACAATAAGATTCATTTATCATACTACTCCACATCGTGGTTTAGAACTTTTGGTACCAGCATTTGATGCCTTATCAAAAGAATATGATAACATTCATCTTGACGTGTATTCATCTTTCGGCATTTATGGTTGGCCTCAAAGAGATGAACCATATGCTAAGATCTTTAAACAAATTGAAGATCATCCAAAGATGACAAATCATGGTAATGTTTCTAATAAAGAAATAATTGAAGCATTGGATAGATCACACATTTTCTTATATCCTAATATTTGGAAAGAGACTTCGTGTATTGCGCTTATTGAAGCGATAAGATCTGGATTGATTTGTATCCATCCAAACTATGGTGCATTGCCAGAGACAGCGGCAGGTGCTACAGTTATGTATGACCACACTGAAGATCCAACCAAGCATGCTAGTATTGCTTATGCAGTTACTAAAAGTGTATTGGAAGCGCAAAAGAACGATCCTCAATTCTTTAACAGGTTTACAAGGTCAGATAAATTCGGTCTTGTAGCCAATGACATTGACAGCTTTTCTAATCTATGGACTAAAATCCTCAGAGAAAAAGCTGCCAAAGAATAAAAAGGTTGACAATTGAATCTACATAGGTTATTATTATCTATGAAGATTAAATGAAACGGAAAATATTATGGCTATTTTAGTAGACTACAATCAGGTTATCCTTGCGTCTTTATTTGCAAGTATTGGTAACCATACAGATGTGGCAGCCGATGAAAGTATCATTCGCCACATGTTTTTAAACTCAATTCGATCAAACCGTAAGAAATTTACTGAAGAATACGGTGAAATCGTAGTTTGTTGCGACGGTAAAAACACGTGGCGCAAAGAAGCATATCCTTACTACAAAGCAAATCGTAAAGCTGGTAGGGATAAATCAGGAATGGACTGGAACGCTTTATTCGAAATAATGAATAACATTCGTTCTGAAATTGATGAGTACTTTCCTTATAAAGTAATCCATATTGAACACTGTGAAGCTGATGATGTTATCGGTGCAGTTATTAATGAATATGGATCTGAATTGAATATTGGTTCTGAAAAGTTCTTGATTCTTTCAGCTGATAAAGACTTTATTCAATTACAAAAGTACGCAAACGTAGACCAGTACGATCCTATCCGTAAGCGTTGGATCCGGAATGACTCACCCGTTAATTATCTCAATGAGCATATTCTAAAGGGTGACACCGGTGATGGTGTTCCAAACATTCTATCTCCAGATAATTGTTTGGCGGTTGGTGAGCGGCAAAGTCCTATGACTAAAAAGCGTTTGGCGCTTTATTCACAGGGTACTGAAGTAATGGATGAAGAAACAAAACGTCGATACCATCGTAATAAGATGATGATTGATCTTTCTGAGATTCCACAAAAGTACGTAGATCTAGCTCTTGCTGAATATAATAAAGAAGAAAGTGTTGGTAGGGAACACCTATTTAATTTCTTTGTACAAAAGAAGTTGAAGCACTTAATAACAGACATACAGGACTTTTAATATGGCAGTACGAATATCAATTAGTGAAATCATTGTTGGAGCTGGTGAGCTTAAATCAGCTAAAGATAAGATAGCATTCCTTCAAAAACACGACAATGTGCCTTTGAGAACTATCATATCTTATACATATGACAGTAATATTAAATTCTTAATACCCGATACTCCACCTCCGTGGAATGAAAATGAATATGAAGACGAGGCTAAATCACTGTTGTACTCAGAAGCTCGTCGTCTGAAAATTTTCATTGAGGGTGGCGGATATGACCATTTGAATCAGATCAAACGTGAGCAACTGTTTATTAGCTTGCTAGAAGATGTAGACAATGACGACGCGAAAGTGTTGGTTCAAATGATATCTAAGAAGCCATTTAAAGGGTTGACGAGAAAAACAATCACGCAAGCTTTTCCAGGCTTGTTACCAGAAGAAGAATGATATAAGGGTAGATCAGCATGAGTAAGAAGCGCATCAAAAAATTCCGAGATGCTTGGGAAGATGATGAGTGGGGTACTGACGACGATTACAAAACCAAGGGTAAGAACAAAGGCGGTAAGCAACGGGCTGTAAAAGAGGCTCGTCGTCAGAAGTTCTCGGACCGCTGGTACGACGAGAGTAACAATCTCAGGCGTAAAAAAAGCAAAAAAAGATCAAATTAAATGAAAAAAAGCCTTGACATTTGATCTCAAATGATATAGAATAGCTATATTAAATGAGAAAAGGAGTTAATTTTAAGCAATTTTTTTCAAATTAAATGAAAAAAACAGTTGACAAACGGTTCAAAATAGCTTATAATTAACTTATAAATTGATTAAACAAGGAACTATATTATGACTAAATTCGTCCAATTTGATAAAGCTACTCTTAATGCACTTCGTTCAGAAATGCAGTCAGTAATGGATAAGTATGCTGTTAAAGCTAACTTAGATATTAACGTTGGTAACATGCGTTATTCAGATGCTGAAGTTACTATTAAGGTTGAAGCCAAGATTAAAGGTGCAACAACACGTACTGATCAAATCCTTGAGATGATGATGAAGACCAATGATTTGAAAGCTACCAACTCTAATGGTGACCAACTTACTGGTTACAATTCAAGAGCTAAAGCTTATCCTTACCAATACACTTGTGGAACAACTGGTAAGCGTTACAAGTGTTCTCTTCAGCAAGCTAAGTATAAGTTCTCAGCATAACTAAATCGGAAAGGGGGTTGACATTCAACCCCTTTTTTGTTATAATAGTTATGAATTAAATAACAAAGAAAAGTATGAATATGAGTTTAAGTGAAAAAGTAATATTAACCGACGTCGATGGAGTTCTACTCGATTGGCTTTTTTCATTCACACAATGGATGGATAAACACGGTTACGAAACAGTCCCAGGAGCTGATCAAGAATATGATGTAACAAAACGTTACGGATTAGATCACATTGAAAAAGAACGTTTAGTTCGTATGTTTAATGAGTCTGCCTGGATACGTTGTCTGCCTCCTTTACGTGATACTATTAAGTATATGAAAAAGCTTCACGAGGATCACGGATATGTCTTCAGAGTAATCAGCTCTTTGAGTAATGATTACTATGCACAACATCTAAGAACAAAGAATCTAATTGAAATGTTTGGACCAAGTGTTTTCGACACGTTTGTTTACTTAGATACTGGTGCTGATAAAGATGAAGCATTAGAACAATACCGTGGATCAGGATGTTGGTGGATCGAAGATAAGCCAGAAAACGCTGATCTCGGAGCAAGCATTGGTCTTGAATCTATTTTAATGGGCCACCAATTCAATGCTGACTATAAAGGTCCTGCTCAGCGAGTCATGAATTGGAAAGAAATTTATGAAATAATTGTCGGATAATGCCCATCTGAGTGTATTACGATTATAAATATAATCAAATAATACACATAAAGCACGTTCATTGAAAGGCTGACTATATGTATTATAGTTGGCTTTTTTTATATTATTAGAAAAGGAGAATGTATGCCCATATATACATTTGCAGACACAACAAAAGAACCAGAAGAATTCATGGAAATCACCATGAAGATCGCAGAGCTAGATCAGTTCAAGCTCGACAATCCCCATTTACAACAAAGAATTGTACGGCCTCCATCACTTGGAGACTCGCACCGTCTTGGGCGTCAAAAGCCCGATGACGGTTTTCGTGATGTTCTTAAAAATATTAAACACCATCATAAAAAGGATAACATCAATACTTGGTAAAAAATTAGATAATGCGTTGATAACGTTATCCTACTAACAACTAGGAGAGTTCAATGGCAAAACAGCGAAGATTATCCCGCAGAGAGAAAAACAGACAACACCGAGAACAGGAGCATATGGTAAGCATCTTAAATCAAAACTTTGGTATGAGACAAATAACCCCATTAACACCAACTCAGGAGGAAATGTTTACATCTTATAAATCGGGATCTAATATCGCGGCCATCGGAACAGCAGGTACAGGAAAAACGATGTGTGCTATGTATTTAGCACTAAACGACGTACTGAAAAAAGGAGGATATGAACAAATCATCGTAGTTAGATCTGCAGTTCAGACGCGCGAGCAAGGCTTCATGCCTGGAAGTAAAGAGCAAAAAGAGGCACTGTATTCAGTACCTTATGCTGACATCGTCAACGACTTATTTGGTCGAGGAGATGCTTATCAAATACTTCAACAAAAAGGCATGATCAAGTTTATGACGTCCTCATTCGTCAGAGGATTAACATTCGACAACGCAGTTATTATTGTAGACGAATGTCAATCTATGACATACCACGAATTAGATACGATTATCACACGAGTAGGAGAATCGTCCAAGATCGTATTTTGCGGAGACACAAGACAAGATGACTTAGCGACATCGAGGAATCGAGCTGATGTTTCCGGTCTCAGGGATTTTTTACAAGTAATCCAAAAAGTGGATAGTTTTGACACTATCACATTTACTCCTGACGACATAGTCAGGTCGGGTCTCGTAAAAGAATATATATTAGCAAAGGAACGCTTACAATTAGCGGCTTAGCTAATTAACTAACAGAGAATGGCCTTCGGGCCATTCTTACTTTAAGAGGATAGAACAATGTTGCCAATGGCTCGAGTAGGAATAGATTCACATTTAGGACACGCCAGTCCAACTGGCAACCCATTCCATAAAACACCTTATGTATCGTCAGCACAAGGAAGAGTTTTCGTTAACGGATCTCTTGCAGTAACGATTGGCGGTGCTACAGCATGCGGTGATATCGCAGTAACTGGTTCATCAAGAGTTTTTGCTGGCGGAGTTCCAGTACACCGAGTATTAGATGCGACATCAGGTCATGGATCATGGTTACCGAACGTATGCGCTTCAGGCTCGTTTACGTGTTTAGCCGGAGGATAACATGGCTAAACCAGATTACGCTGCACTATTTGCTCAAATAGCGATAGAAACAGATCCTGCTGTTAAAGCGGATCTACAGACGCAAGCGTATACATTTACTCCACCTGATCCATTACCCGAAGGTGAGACAGTAGATGACTACTTACTTACACCAGCAGAAATAGAATTATTCAATTTTACAGTAGATGATTATGTAGAAGATAATCCAGGATATGTACAAGCAGCGCCAGGAATAACATACACTCATTCACATAGGTTTGTAGAACCAAATTACGTTGCAGCCGGTTATATAAATATAGAATATCCGGCGGACTACAGTTATGTTGTGGAAGGCTATTTAGAAGAAAATTATATAAATATTGAGATACCACCAGACGCCGTAACAGGCTTTATTGCATACGTGGGTCAATATTACAACGATCAAGGGGATACGACATAATGGCAATTACAAAACGGGGTGACAAAGGATCTGCCCTAACATATGCCGAAATGGACGATAACTTCGATGCTATCGCTCCACGTACTAGTGATACAGGTTCAATTGAAGTTCCAGCAGGCACAACTGGTGAAAGAGACAGTACACCGGTTGATGGATATTTAAGATACAACACGAGTCTTAACTCTTTCGAAGGCTATCAAAACGGTTCTTGGGGAAGCCTAGGATCTGGCGGTGGTGGAGGCGGTGGCGGTGACGTCAACCAAAATGCTTTCAGTATTGTAACAGTAGCAGGACAAGCAAGTGTTTCAGCCGACTCAGCAACAGATACTTTAGAACTTATTGCCGGTTCAAATATTACCCTTACAACAAATTCAGGAAACGACAGCGTGACTATTAACGCTGCCGGAATAACACAAGATTTCGCATACTCAAGCCTAACAGGCGTACCATCATCTTTCCCACCAAGTTCTCATAACCAAGATTGGTCTACTATTCAAAATACACCAACTACATTAGCTGGTTATGGAATTACTGATGGCGGTGGAAGCGCAGCTCAAGGTATTCAAGGTTTCACTGGTGCTGGCGGAAATCCAGGCGCTCAAGGAACAACTGGTGCACAAGGTACAAATGGTATTGGTATTGCTGGTAACCAAGGCGTTCAAGGTCCTGCCGGTGGCGGCGGAGGCGGTGGTGGACTCCAAGGTCTTCAAGGTTTGCAAGGTGTTACTGGAGCTGGTATTCAAGGTCTTACAGGAAGCAGCGGATCAGGCTCGCAGGGTGTTCAAGGTACTACAGGATTACAAGGACAAGCAGGTGATGAAGGTGATCCTGGCGATATCGGTATTCAAGGTATTCAAGGACCATCTGCTCCAGCGGGAGCTACGGTTCAAGGTGTTCAAGGTAATGATGGCCCAGAAGGTCCAGCGGGTTTTGGATTGCAGGGTGCCCAAGGTGTTAGCGGCACGGGCATTCAAGGTCTTCAAGGTGACACTGGTCCAGCTGGATTCGGTATGCAAGGCTACCAAGGAACACAAGGTTTAATTGGTCCAGGCGGAACTGGTCCACAGGGTGTACAAGGTCTAGATGCCGCAGGTGCTCAAGGACCACAAGGTACAGAAGGTGGCGATGGCCCACTAGGTAATCAGGGTATTCAAGGACCATCAGGTTCTGTTCAAGGTATTCAAGGTCCTATTGGTATAGGTGATACTGGTGCACAGGGAACAACAGGTGCTGGGCTACAAGGTTCTGATGGTACTATAGGATTACAAGGCCCACAAGGTATTCAAGGCTCGAGTATTCAAGGGCTTCAAGGAGAAGCTGTTCCAGGACCAAATGGTTTGCAAGGTGCAAGTGGTTTCCAAGGAGCAACTGGTATCGGTGCTACAGGAGCTCAAGGTCTTCAAGGTGTGCAAGGTCCTGAATCAGCTCAGGGTGTTGCTGGTATCGGTGATCCGGGCATTCAAGGTGTGCAAGGATTCGATGGCTTACAAGGTTTACAAGGACCAGATAATGGAATCGTTTATACCGATCTTTCTGTTACTACGGGTGCACCAACTCCTGGAGGCTCACTAAGTTATTCATCAGTAAACGGTGAATTTAGTTTCTCTCCTCACTTTGATGGGGCGCTCCAAAATAACTTAGATACTAATAACTATAAGATAACAGGCGACAGTAGCAACCCATTAACTATAGAGTGGCTCCTCTCCTCGAGTCCAATGGCGCAAATTGAACTTGGCGGAAACACAAGTAGGGAAACTATCTCGCTGTTAACAGAAGGCAGTGGCGGTAGTGTTACTGATGGTGTTACTATTACCGGTGGTAGTATAGGTAGTGCTCGCCGTATTACAGTAGAAAATCTTCCATTTAGATTTGCTAATATGAGCTCCACAGATCGAGGGTCGTTCCAAGCACAACCTGGTATGGTAATATTTAATACGACTACTCAAAAGCTCGAAGTATATACTGGTTTCACGTGGGAAGCATTGCACTAAACGTTTCATAAGCTATACATTGTACATTATATGAAACAAAATTAACTGTTGACATTTCGCTTCTCTTTTGTTATAATCTGTAATATATGAAAAAAATGAGGCTATATTATGTTTACTCACGTCGATCACGGCATCGAGTTACCAACTTTAACGCGTAAGACCACTGAAGCAGGTCGTAGATATTTTACTCCTGACGGCAACGCGTATCCATCAATCACTACAGTTTTAGGAATACTTTCTAAGGAAGGTATTCTCGCTTGGCGAGCTCGGGTTGGCGAAGAAGAAGCCAATAGAATATCAAGACAAGCTGCTACACGTGGAACTGCTGTTCACAAACTTGCTGAAGATTATATCAACAACGAAGAAGATTGGAAAGGTAAACAAATGCCTGCTAATCTCAACACATTTAATGATTTAAGAAAGATCATAGATGGTCGTTTAGATAATGTATGGATGCAAGAATCTTTCCTATACAGTGACAAACTCAAAACGGCAGGTCAAGTTGACTGTATCGCCGAATATGATGGTGTTCTATCCATTATCGATTTTAAAACCTCTCGTAAACCAAAGAAAGAAGAATGGATTGAAGGTTACTTCATTCAAGCATGCTTCTATGCTGCAGCGTTCCTTGAAAGAACTGGTGTAGCAATCAAACAAGCGGTAATTCTTATAGCCGTTGACGACCACGAACCGCAAGTATTTAAAGTCAACACTTTTGATTATTTAGAACACTTCTTATCAGTAAGAAGGAAATACAAAGAAATGTATAAAGTATAGTTGACATTTGATCTAAAATGATGTATAATGGTTAGTATATCGACTTAATTAAGGAATCAAGTTATGAGTAAATGGAGACATCAAGAAAAGGTTGAAAAACGAAATTACGATCTTGAAGCTCGTAATCTAATTAAACCATTATCAATGGGTCAATTGTATGAGCTATACGGTGTGGTACAAAAGGAGAAGCAAAAGTCTAATAGACCAGAGCGAGACCTTGAACTGGCTGCCGTTAAAAAAGCTATTGAAGCTACACGAGGTATAGATCAGTACAAATTGAATTTCATACTGAATGGTTATAAAAGCGAAATGGCTCAAAATGGCAGACCCCAAGATGGTGCCAAAAAGCCGTGGAGGAAACAGTCATGATCTACATGGCTACAATGCCTACTTCGTACGGATCTAATGATCCTCATATCGAGGACTTAGCTTTAGAACATGGTTGTACTTGTACTGTTGCTAAGATAGCCGAAGGTCCAGATGCCGGCAGAGAATGTTACGTGTTTAGATCAAAAGATTATAATGTAGTAGCAAGTGTACTTACTGAGATAATTGGTACTGATCTAGACGAAGAATTTCTTAAAACCGCTATATTAGAGGTATAATATGTTTGTAGTTCGTGATAATAAAGGCGATATGGTGTGTATCTGTTCACGTATAGAGGACACTGCGCCATACAGAAGTTCAATTAAGGATGATGAATATTACACTATTGAGGAGCATAAACCGTCTGCAGTGGATGATGCAGCCGATGTAATGAGCAAATATGAGGTAACTAGCGATGGCTAAACACTATCTATTCATACTATTCTTTATTGGATTGACAGCTTTGGCTGCATATCAAAGGATTAACTATGGAGTGGCTGATAATTGGGTATTATTCCTATTTGTGGGCTTATTCCTTCCGTTCACTTTTTCGGTGTCCTATATAACAGAATGGTCTAAAAAAAGATCAAATTAAATGAAAAAAACAGTTGACATTCGTTCTTAGATTGAATATAATATACATATAAATTAATTAAGGAGTTTGTTATGACAGCATTTAATAAAGAAGATTTTACTTGGGACGGCATGTACTTGATGTATCGTGGACGTCACAGCAAATCCGTAAATATGGAAGTGGCACGTCCTAACTGTCACCCATCTTGGATTGGTAAGCCTCAGCCAGCTTTCATCGCAAGGTTCAAATATGGTTACAAGCCTTGGAAAGCGTGGGTTAACTTCTTAGTTAAAAATGTTACTGTTGAAGAATATCTTGATTTGGCCGCGGAAATTCATCCAAAGCCTGCGATGATAGCTCTTGGTTACAAAGGAAAGGTATAATTATGAGCAATACTTACTGGAACGGAAATGGTAAATTTCAAGATCTGGCCGATAAACTCACCGGCCAGATCCCAATGACCGGCGAAGCTAAAGATCGCCATATCGAACGTTTGCGTAAAGCTGTTAATGCTTACTACGACGTTTACAACAACGGTGGCTGCAACCGCGGTCATTCAATCGGTAAGCACTTCCCAGGTGTGATGAAAATTCTGAACAATCGTTGGGGACCTACTGATTGGGATACTGTTGAAAGAATCACTGAGCCAAAAATGGATGAAATCATTCTGAAAGTGGCTAAAGGAAAAGGTCTAATCGATGATTAAAGAAATGTTTACTTTTTTAGATGATCTTCGTCTGAGTGGAAAGATCAATATGTGGGGAGCTCCAAAAGTTCTCGAAGAAGCATTTGATCTTTCTCCAGAAGAGGCGAAGCAAGTATTCATCAGATGGAAGGAGCAGTTCTAGTGAAGATGACTCCAGTCCAGATCTTTGAATACAAGCAAAAATGGCTTAGCACTGGAGATGCTCTCTCAGTGCAGTATCATTCTGACTGGAGAGGTCAAGCTATAGATTTTTGTAAGTCAAACTTTGAAAAGTATCAATGGTATCATTCAAAGTTTACTGGTGTTTATGAAGATACTATGTACTTTGAACAAGCAGGCCATCATGAATTATTTGACGATTACATGAAAATAGTTCAAAAAAAGCCTTGACATTTGTTCTTAAATGAAATATAATGTACATATCAAATTAAATTTTAAAGGTATTTTGTTATGGAAATTTTATCTCGCAGTGTTTGGATCAAAACATTCAATAAGTCTTTTGAGGCTGCAGTAGCTTCTAAAGAAAACCGTAACGATGATAACAGCATCAACTGGAATTTTGTTGAAGCTGACGTTTACATGGACGTTCTAAAACATGACGAAGCCGCAATCGTTCTTGCGGATCTGGCTGAAGCTTTCGACTCAGCCGCCGATGCTTACATAACTCAATAAAGAAAGGATTCATTATGGATAACGAAAAGAATAAAGGCTCTGCCATTGAACAGGAATTTGATGGCTTGGCCAACGACGGTTCTTCTGAACCAATGACTGATCTTGACTGGGCCGACAAGTTCGAGCTTGAGAAGGATTGTCCTATCGACGTTTATCCCGAGACAAATAACTTAATTGAAGATAACAGTTGACATTCATCTCCAGATGAATTACTATTATATATAAATTAAAATTAAGGAAAAATTATGAAAGTATCAAACACAAATATAGCTTGGTCTATTGTACTCTTCTTGGCAGTCGCACTTCTTGCAAAAACAAGCCTCGTAATGTTGTCAATTCCAGACGTAAAGTTCAGCCATTCAACTGGCGAATGTATTGGAGTTACAAACTATCTTGAATCTGATGCGTACACGTGTAGTGATCTTCCCGAAAAATATAATCACATCTGGGTGAAGTAATGAACGTATTTGTATTATCCGAATGCCCTATTGAATCAGCTCAAATGATGTGCGACAAGCACATACCAAAAATGGTTGTTGAATCCGCACAAATGCTTTCAACAGCTCATCGTATGCTTGATGGTACTCCTGAGCGTAGACGTTCTAAGTCAGGCAAAACAATGCAGCAATACTACACGTTTGGCGACAACCGCGACGACATGTATTATCTTGCCGTACATAAGTACCACCCATGCACGACATGGACTATGGCCTCAGCCACAAACTATCAATGGCACTACAAACACTTTCGTGCTTTGGCTGATGAATACACTTTCAGACGCGGCAAGGTTCACGCCACGTTTAAAAAGCTTGATAAGCTATTATCACAAACACCAAAAAATATACCTGACATCGGTTTGACTGAATTTGCTCAGGCTATGAATCACTACCCGCAATGTAAAGTACCAGGTGATGCTGTTGCAGCATATCGTAATTACTATCACGAAGCAAAACCTTTTGCTAAGTGGGATTGGGGTAGACCTGCACCGCTGTGGTGGGAAGGCTATAGAGGAGAAGCAGCAGCATGAGCACAGAACTCTGGTTATTAACCACGGCAGTAATATTTACATTTGTAGGAAGATGGATGGAAGCTTCATCAGCTCGCGACGATATTCACAAAGTAATCGAAGCAACCATTGACCGCCTGATTGAGGATGGATTCGTAAAAACCAGGCTTGATGAAAACGGTCAAGTAGAGCTGGTAAGGTATGATGACTGAAGAATTTGTTGAGAAGTACATCATAATAGATCCGGAAGAAGGCATATTTTTGGGCACAGCAAAAAACGAAGAGATGTCGTTTATGGACGACGATCCTACAGACAATCGCTTAATTGCTCTATTCTCATCTCTCAATCCTCTTGAAATTACCAAAGCTGTTGGATTTTTTGATAGGACCGATGCTGAAGAATATTGGAGAATCTATCTCAAAAGAAGATGCCCAAAGGCATTCATCGCTCCAATAATGGATAACACAAAAGGTCCGTATGCAGACGTAGTAAACATAGTAAAATCTGGATATGGAAAATACGCATGGGATTTGATTGATTGTTTGCCAATGCAATCTGATCTCGAGCACTAATCTCAAAATAAGCCATATATTAAAACGTTATAAAAAACTTTGTTTTTATAACAAAAAGTTCTAAAAAACTGTTGACATTTGTTTTGAGATGATGTATAATTATCTTATAAATTAATGGAGTATGTTATGAACACAGTTGAATTTTGGAAAAAAGCTAGTCTTTCTCACGTCGAGAATCTCATCAAGTCATACGACAAGTATGTCGCCGAGGCTAGCGATTCATTTAAAGACATGTATGCCGACGATCAGGCCGACTTCAAAAAAGCAGTAAAGTGCTTCCGTGAAGCTGATGACGTCGCTCTTTCTAAGCTCGTTGATTACATGGACACCTCTCCTCGTGAAGAGTTAATAGTAGCCTTTGCTGAAGATCTTGGCAAACAATGGGTTGAACTTACTCTTGGATACGAGGTTACCGGTGGAATTTAATCCTACCTTTACACCATATGAGATGCTCGAACTGGGCATCTTTGATGGTTCATATTACCTAGACACTAATCCAGATTTTGATCGAAAGCCTATCATTACAAAGAAAAATTTGTTTATGGAAGGCGCTTCTCAGCCTCTGGAGGTGTGGCAAGACCGTGGCTGGATCACTCCAGAAGACCCGATGGGATGGTTCCAGTGGTACCTACGATACTACCAAGGCCGAAGAATTGAAGCTCTAGATGCACACCAGATTAAACGCTGGAGGTCATTTGGAGCAAGGCATGGAGCGCAAGTAAAAAAGCACGGAAATGGTGATCTTTCTAAGCGTAGAAAACAGCGACAAGCTCTACTCCACTGGGGATTTGATCCAATTCCTGATATCGATGTTGAAAATAAATTTGAATTTTTATTAAATAAAATCAAAAAAACAGTTGACATTTGTTCTTAAACCGAATATAATTACTATATCAAATCAAATATTAAAGGAAGTTTGTTATGGGTACACGTTCAATGATTGGAATTTTAAGAGAAGATACTGGCATGGTTGAAGCTAGCTATTGTCACTATGACGGCTATCTTGAAGGTGTTGGTGATACTTTATTAGATAACTACAACACTGACGAAACCGCAGACAAGGTCGCAACAGGTGGCTATCTATCTTCCCTTACTTCAGATTACGAAGCTTCAAAAGATGCTTCAGTAAATGACGATCCAGCTGAGCTGTTCTTCGATAAAGATGTATATGAAAAGTCCGATAACTGGGGCGCTGAATATCTTTACTTGTGGGATGGAACTCAATGGCTCGTTAACAAGGTCTACGGTGAAGAGGTAGGCTTCAAACCACTTGCAACATACATGCAAAAAGTTGCATAAAACAGTTGACATTCGTTCTTAAACCGAATATAATCGTATAGTAAATTGAAAAAGGGTTACGTTATGAAAATCGAAAATGTTAAAGAAAAGATGGACGCAATTAGTGAAGCACAAGGTGCGATTGCCTCAGTTGAAAGCATTGCCTCTTACACTTTCAGTCCGGCTGTAAAACGACTTCTTGCAGAGTTAAAAATGGATCTATTCGACATCTTAGATGCTGAAGATCCTATGAGTCAACCTGCAAATTTTTAAAAAAACAGTTGACATTCGCTCTTAAAAGATATATAATTATCTTATCAAATGGAAAACTAAGGAAACTACATTATGGCACATGAACTTGAAATGATAAATGGCGTAGCCCAAATGGCTTATCGCGAATCAAACGGTCTACCTTGGCACGGCCTCGGTACTCCAGTATCGGACGACATGACTCCACGGGAAATGCAAATTGCTGCAGGTCTTGACTGGGAAGTTGAAAAGATCGATACTTTATTTCGCCACAAAGGCGATACACATGCAACTGGTCAACAAGCTTTGGTACGTTCTACCGATTCAAAAGTGTTGACACACGTGGGCAAAGGCTGGAATCCAGTACAAAACTCCGAAGCTTTCGACTTCTTTACTGACTTCGTAAGTGCAGGTGACATGGTAATGGATACCGCCGGTTCATTGAAAGATGGACAAATCGTATGGGCATTGGCTGACGTTAAAGACGGCTTCTCATTGTTCAATGGTGATGAAGTGAAAGGTTATATGCTTTTCTCTAATCCGCACCAGTACGGTAAAGCAATTGATGTGAAGTTTGTAATGGAACGAGTTGTTTGTAACAATACTTTGGCAGTAGCTCTTAATGAGCGTAATCAGCCATCTATTCGTATCAATCACCGTTCTAAATTCAACGCTGACGTTGTTAAAGAAGCACTTGGTCTTTCTCATAATAAGATCGAAAAATTCAAAGATGCTGCAGAGTTTCTTGGCTCTAAACAGTACAAGGATCAACAAGCACTTGAACGCTTCATGGGTAAAGTTTTTGGAACTTCTACTCGAGAAGATAAGGTCTTATCACGAACTGCAGAGCAGGCAATGGAATATGTTGAGAACCAACCAGGTGATCACTTCCGTCCTGGCTCTTGGTGGAATGCATACAATGCAGTAACATACATGGCAGATCACAAACTATGTCGTTCAGCGGATACTCGTATGACCTCAGCATGGTTTGGTGGCAACGCTAATCGTAAGGTTAAGGCATTGGACATTGCAATTGAAATGGCTGAAGCTGCTTAATTCCCCTCTATTGGGAGCCTTCGGGCTCCCTTTTTTACATCAACTTAAGGAGGATTGTTGAGTGAAAATATTAGTTTTTGGTTTGCCAGGTAGTGGAAAAACTACTTTAGCAAAACCGTTAGCTGGACTTCTTGACGCTGTTCATATTAACGCAGATGAAGTTCGTAAGCATTACGACGATTGGGATTTTAGTCCCGAAGGTCGTATGAGACAAGCAAATCGTATGCGACATTTAAGTGATGGCGCAGCACTATCAGGTAAGATTGTTGTTACCGATTTTGTTTGTCCTACCGAAGAAGCTCGTAAAGCGTTTGATCCAGACTTTACTGTTTGGATGGATACTATTAAAGAAGGTCGCTTTGAAGATACAAACAAAGTATTTGAAGCGCCACCAAAGTGTGATTATCACGTATCAAAATGGTTTGATGATACACACTCAACTTTAATGGAAGTCATTACGGCTTGGATGAAGAATAATCCACAGCTTGAATTTACTTTGAAAGCTGAAAGGTGGCAAAGTTAATGGAGACTGAATCAGTAAGACCGATTCGGCATTTGACAAAAGCAGTAACTTGGCGTATAATAGCTAGTATAACCACAGCAATTATTGCTTGGTATTTTGGTTTACCGCCTAAAGCGGTTGGAATGGTCTTCATTGCAGATCTCATTATTAAATTTGTTTTGTACTACGGCCATGAAAGATTATGGTATAAGTATATTAAAATAGGTTTAAATAGGAGATAAAATGATAGAAAGAGAATTTTTTGATTATCAGAAGCCCACAGTTCAAATGCTTGGGCGTTGGCAACCTTGGCATGATGGCCATACAGCACTGTTCAAACGTGCCTTAGAAGTCACAGGACAGGTTGCTATAATGGTTCGTGACGTAGGTGGTATTGTTAATAAAGATGCCGGTGCTGGACGAACTCAAACACAAGATGATAATCCGTTTGGTGAGATTCAAGTTGTTGAAGCTATTGAGAGCGGATTGCGTAAAGAAGGATATGAAAATGGATACGAATATATTATACTATGTGTTCCCAATATCGTTGATATTTCTTACGGTCGCGGTGTTGGCTATACATTTACTGAGCATGATCTCGGAAAGGAGATCCATGATATCTCAGCAACTAAAATCAGGGCCCAGCTCCGAAAAGACGGAAAGCTTAAAAATTAAAATACACGAAGGTGATAAATCTCACCACCGTAAACATTCTGGCATTTACGAAGATTTATGCCATTAACCAGGAGAAGGAATGAACAAGGAAGAGTCTGTTCTTGAAAAACTGACTGAGATACACCCAATAAGGCAGGCAGCTTATGCCTCTGTTATTCAAATAGTCGTATTGGGTTTTATGTTTGGAACGATGGCATTAATTAACATGTTTTTATAATGATAAGGAGTACAATATGAGTGATGATTCACTACCAACAATTATTACCGAAAAGAATCGAACACAAATTCAAAATGCTTTGAAGGAAATGTCGAACTCAATGGTAAGAGTTGAAGCCGAAAAAGACCACATGAAAGCAATTGCTGAGAAAATTCTCGAAGATTGTTTGGTCCCAAAGAAAGATTTCAATAAACTAGCACGTATCTATCATGCTTCTAACTTAGCACAAGAAGCCGCTAAGAGTGAAGAGTTTATGCAATTTGCTGAAGCTGTGTTGGAACCTGTAAAAGGAATTGAACAGCAAGACTAACAACTCTTGTTTCGATAAATAGAAGGAGGGCTAATGCTCTCCTTTTTTATTTTATGGAGTTCAAATGAAAACACAATACGAATATCGTGTTCAGTATGAACAGCAATATGTTCAAGAAGAACAGATACCAGCACTCAATACACCTGAAGATTGTCACCATTATGCCATGCATATTAAGGGCAATACGAAGTTTGACAATGGTCGTACTTACGTGTTTAAAGACGAGTTTGGAAAGCATATATCTACATTCGTAAGTCAGTACTCGGATATTATGGAAAAGAACCTTGAGCCAGGCGTTAAAGAAGGTGTACTTGCTCTGCAGAAAAAAGGTTATCTAACGTTCACCAGTTGTCAAGGTCATAACGATTCTAAGCATCGATATATTGGTGTAGTATTCAATACAAAAGAACAAAAAGGCCAATTCATGCGTGAGATGAGGGATCTCAGGTGTGATATTCACTGGTACGATAATGTTATAAACACTGTTGAAAGACCTTGTAAGAACGTACCGTGGTGGTCCGAGGGTGGCATTACTTTGCATATTGTATATGACGACCACGACTACGACAATGTTTCTCAGATGGAAAGAAGAGAAAAGCCATACACAGATGAAGAGCTAACTAAATTTTGGAATATTCAAATGTGGCGCAACTACAAACATTACGAATGTATTGTATTCTCGTTTGGATATCCTATGCTTGAAAAAACCCTGTGGGAAAGAATAAAGAAATATCTATTTTACAATCACTCTAAAGTCACGAGTGCATATCAAGATTTCTGTAAAAAAGTCGATCGACTGTCAGAATACCTAGCGTAACAAATCACACACATAAAAAAAGAGAGCTAGTAAATAGCTCTCTAATCTTATTATTGTAATAATGGGGGCGGTTGATCCCGCCCTTCTTATTATTATATCGTTTAAACCTAGAAAAGGTTAGCGATACCAACTCTACGGTAGTATACGTTGCTGTCGACATCCAATGCACCAGAACCTTGAGCGGCTCCTTTAGCATATGGGTTAGATACCATACCATAACGAGTTTTGAACCCGATTTTTGGCTGGAAGCTATTCTCGCCAACTGCTCTGACCATTTGCAATGGAACGTATGGGCAATAGAAGATACCTGCATCGAATGCAGAAGCACCTTTATAACCAACAACCAAGTAGTTGTTACCAGCATATGGATCGATATATACTTTGTAGCGACCGTTAAGTACACCAGCAAAAGTATTACCAGTATCATCTACTGAAAGAGCGTTGCTGTTAAGAGCAGGAGTGTAATCAAGTACACCGGCCATTTGCAATGCAGAAGCTACGTCTGAAGAACAAATTACGATGTTACCTTTACCACGTCTGGTTCCTTTTGCAATAGCGTTAGCTTCTTGCTCGATTTGGAACATAAGACCTTTGAACTTCTCTACTGACCAACGACCGTTTGCATCAACGTCTAAGTCGAATGTACCAGGAGCAGCAGTAGCAGCAGCACCGGCAACAGCGTTTGTGTAGATTGTACGAACTAGCTCACGGTTAATTTCAACCAAGATTTCTGATTGAAGAATGTTTGCCAATTCAGTTTCAGCATCCAAGCCGTGAACAGCTTTAAGATCCTGAGCAAGTTCAGTGGTGTATTCTGCTTTCAAAGCTCTTGACTTAGCAGCTACGGTAACTTTCTCGATTGAGAATGCCATTTCACCGAAGTTAGTACCACCGCCGTCGCCTAGGGCTTCAGCATCGCCAGTATCCATACCAGTACCACTAGTAGCAGCGGCATTTGGTAGAGTATTAGCATGAGTACCAGTACCAGAGAAAGAAGTATTAGCTTCTCCGTAGAATGCTTCATCGCCACCTTGGTTGGTGTAAGTTGAACGCATTGCAAAGATCAAGCCTGTTGGGCCTGTCATTGGTTGTACACCAGCGATGTCGTATGCCATTAGGTTAGGCATTGCACGACGTACTAGCGAGATTAATACTGGATCGTAACCAGCTGTAGGACCGGTAGCAGTAGAAGCTGAGCCGAAGCCGCCTGTTCCTGCATCGTTAGCCGGTGCCTCGTTAAGAAGACCAGTCATAGAAGCAGAGATATCACCTGATTCTACGAGAGCCTTTTCTGTGTTTTCAAGAATTGTCGCAGTGACAGATTTCTTGTGTTGATCTGCAATTGGTGAAAAAGATTCGTGCTCCAAAATGGGGCCCCACTTCTCCACAAGAGCTTGATAGTTTGACTGTGCCATAATTGTCTATCTCCTTGTTTAAATAAGTTCTATCTGGATCTATTTATAATATTATTGTTTTGGGTTATTTATTTCTTGCGTTTAGAGACTCAACGAGAGCATTAATTGAAGAATGTTCAGAGACTGGTCTCTTGATTTCAGCTTCTTCAGTAATGATTTCTTGCTCTTCCTCAGCTTCCTCAACTACAGTAGCTTTCTTCGAGAAGAAAGATTCCTTAAGTGTTGAAAGGTCGGTTTTGTATTCCGCAATATCTTGTACGTCGAGTTTCTCAGAAAGAACTTTAAGTCTTTCACGCTGGGTGATAGTCAAGTCTTCGGTTATTTCGTCAAATACTCTATCTGCATTAAGTGATGCAATCTGCTTTTTCAACTCAACGTTTTCGCTGATTTGTGCATTAGCAGTGGTCTTTAGTTCTTCAACTTCTTCTTCCAAGCCAGCAACTACGTCGATAGTCTCGTCATCAACGTCGATGTTGTGCTCTTCAAACAAGCTTTTAAGACCAGTCATTAATGACTCTGCCATCTCTACCTTAACGCCGGTTTCAATAGCAAGCTCGTTTTCTTTCATCCACTCTTCTACTACGTAGTCGAGATAGGAATCAAGATTTTCAACGATTTTTTCAACTGCAGTATCTACTGATTCTTTCATCTCTACTTCTAGAGCTTCAGTTTTCTCTGCAATAACAACTTCAGCTTTTGCAGTAGCTGCTTCATTAACAGCGGCTTCAAAGACTAATGTTACTTTTGATTTGAATTCTTCTGAGAGGTCCACGCCTTCGAACATAGCTTGGATTGATTGCTCAATTTCAACTACTTCTTCAACAACCGCTTCAGCTTCATCTGATTCCTCAGTTTCTTCTGCAACAGCGCCTTGGCCTGGAGTGACTTTGTCAACTTTGTCAGCTTTTGGATCTACTGATTTTTTGACATCTGCCTTTTTCTTCTTGATTTCGCCGCCCTCTGGGGTTGCCGCATCTGCAACTTCAGCTGCAGGTACACCATCGCCACCAGATTTTTCGACGAACTTTTCGTCTAACTCATTTGACATATGTTCTACTCCTTTTAACTTAATTGGTTATTCTATATGTTTACTATTTATTAAAAAGTTATTTTCTAAGACCAGACACAAATCGCTCGAATAACGCAGCGGCTGTGCTTTCATCTACTCGATGAACTACTCTTCTAACTTCTTTCTCTACTGTTTGCTGGATTTCTTCGATTACTTCTTCAACTGAAGTTTCCTGGGGAAGCCAGTTGCCGGAAGCAATATCGTAAAAATACTCTGCATTCTCCATAATGCCATTTACGAAACAATTTGGACCAGATGGATCTGTTACAATATCAACAGTAGCTAAATGGAAATCGTTTTGTACTTCCATGATTCCGTTTTTATCTTGCTTTACGGAACCAAGTCCTCGTGTAGATACACCAATAAGAACACCTTCGTCCATAAATGTCTTGACGATGTTACCCATTGGAGTGCCTAAAACCTTTGCCTTACCGGTAAAATTAGAACCATCTTTTTTCATTTCAGTGATAAGGTGTGAAACTCTATCGCCGTTAATGCTTGGTCCTTCAGGGTGTCCTAATTCACCTAGTGCTCTTTTTGTATCAATGAAATCTTTATTATATCGATTCATTTCTTTTTCTAGAATCGCAGAAGGATAAATGCGTCCGTTACGATTCTTAATATCTCCTTGCATGAAGATACCCTCAATGAAGTAGGACTTTTCACCGCTCTCTTCATTAAGTTCAGTAACTACGTTACATTCTTCTACAACTTCTGTAATAAGTTTCATTTTGTGCCTCTATCTTTATATTATTCAGTTATATTTATAATTCTTTTTATACTCTTGCATCATAATAGTTCTTACTGAGCTCACCACGAGGAGTCTGTTTAGGATCGAGCTTTTTCCTTACTCTGACGTACGTTTCTTGTACGCTCCCTCCTGGTGGTGTAAATGACCTTATACCATTTGCTACTGTTCCATTCGCCCTATAATACTGATCATCAGGGTGAACCTTTGCACCTGCAGCCAATGTACCTAAAGTCGGTGCATTATCATATTCCCAAATATGGGAATTAGCTACGGCGTCAAAAGATCCAGGAACGTCTACCCAGGCCATTTTTACAACGCTTCTCTAGCAAACCCAAGAATTTCTTTAAAACCAGCTTCGTCTTTAGTAGCTACTGCACCAAGTTTTCTACGATTTGCTGGTGAAAGATCTTTAAACATTTGAGTCAACAACTCAGAATCTTGCTTCTTAATAACTACAGATTTGCCATTCTTTAATCTGAACATACCAACTTTAAACTTGATATTTTCTTCTAACTCTTGCTTAATAGATTCGTTGGTTTTGATTTTATCTTGTCCGTGATCGTCAGTATTTTTAATTTTAGTAGTTTTCATAACTGTACGAGTCTTACCATCAACACCGGTTACTGTTACTGGCTTTTTAGTAGCAGACATTGTTGTTTCGTGCAATTCTGGATGTAGCTCTTTAGCATCATCGTGAGAATCATAATGCTTGGCTAAGTACTTCTTAAGATCTTTTTTCTTGCCTGTAGCATCGTGAGAATAATCAGTTTTGCCTGTTTTCTTTAAAGTAATATTATGCTTCTTAGCATTTGCATCATTACCACCCATGTGGTCGATATCAACAGTATGAGTTTTATTCTCATCTTCTTCGAGTTGAGAAAGTGATTCATTTACTCTTTTAAGAACGGCTTTAACTTGTGGGTGATCTGAAACGCCGGGCTTCATTTTATCCATTGCCTTTACGGCGCCGGACATGTTACCACCTTTGTATCTCTTATCAGTTGCGATACCAATTGCTTTTTTAACGCTTAGCTTGTCAACACCTTCATGTACTTCAGGGTGTAGCTCTTTAGCATCATCATGAGAATCGTAATGCTTTGCTAGATACTTTTTAAGATCTTTTTTCTTACCAGTAGCATTATGCTCATAATCACCGGTTTTCTTTAAAGTAATATTGTGCTTCTTTGCATTAGCATCTTTACTGCCGTCGTGATCAATAGATACGGTATGAGTTTTATTCTCATCTTCATCTAACGCAACTTCTTCATTCTTTTTTTTCTTGCGAGCTCTGAGAGCGGCAAGGTCTTTAGCATCGATGTCGCCATCTGAATCAGTATCAAGTTCTTTTTGTCCGCCTGATAACGCTTCAGTTTGAAGGTTAGCATGCAAAGTTTTAACTGCTTCATAAGCTGCAGTTAATTTGTTTTGATACCATTCTTTTGGATCACCGTTACCAAGAGAATCTTTAATTTCTGAAACAGCCTGACTAATAAAGTCAAGTTGCTTTTCCATCATTGGAATTTCTTCAGCGGGATTTTCTTGAAGATTAGCTTCTTCTTCAAAAATACCTTTTGCATAAGCTTTGTCGTAGTTGGCATCACCCTTTTGATCAGCTGGTCGCTGAGCTTGAGGCTTTTGAATATCACCCGTGAATTGAGTATCCAACGCAACTGGGTGTGGTCTTACTTCGTAAGTGTGCTGGTCCTTAAAGGCCTGCTCTTCATGAGCTCCTTTATCTTTAGGCTGAGCCACTTCCGAAATTACTTGTTTAAAGGACTTCATTTGAAATCTCCTAGATTTATACTTTGATTTTATTATATTTATCCATTAACGACTTTTGAATCCGAGGAAGAAGAGTTACTTTGGAACTGATCTTCGACTTCACCTTCTTCATCATCCGCACTTCCTTCTGATGCTGCTTCAGCCGCAATTTGCTTCTCCATATCTTTAATATCATCGTCAGTCATACGGAGAACATTTTTACGAACCCATTCTCTAGAATAGTATGTGCCGATATGCTCATCAACTTCTCTTAGAGTTGTTAATCTTTCACGAGCAATTTCAGCTTCTTTTAATTCAGTGAAGTAGTTTTCTGCAACAAAGTCATATCTTAATGCTGGTTTTAATTCTGCAAATTCTTCTGGTGTCATAATACCTTTAAGAATAAGTTGCTTTTCTAAGATTTGAGTAAACAAACTTGAGAAGCGGTTTCTTAAACGCTGAATAAATTTGCTAAACTTAAGTTCATCACGAGTAATTTCAGAAACACGACCAAAAGAGTACATTGTTTCTGGTTCCAAACGTGATAGTGGAACCTTAAGCGATTTATATAACTTACGTTGGAAATACTGTAGGTTTTCATCATTAGTTAAACCTTGAGCATTACCACCAGCTAATGTATCTACTTCAGTAGTTCTCTCACCACCACGGCGAGGGAACCAAAAATCTTCTGTCATAGTCATCATCTTACGAGCATCTGTAATTTCACCAGTAGATGAATTATACTGAAGCTTGTTCTTATGACGAACCATCATATCTCTTAAATATTGCTCGGCCTTAGACTTAGGTAAGTTACCGACATCAATATAAAAAATTCTTCTTTCAGGAGCTCTTGTTAAAGTATAGATGATTGTCGCATCTTCGAGCATCCTTAATTGGTTAATTGGCTTAATTGCTGCATGCAAATGTGATAAAACAAGAGCATTATTTTCACTCATTTGACCTGATGTAATACGGGCAATAGAGTCTTTTGCAATCTTATAACCTTGAGAACCGGATGTACCAGTTCCTTTTTCACTACCAAAACCATTTTCTGAATACATATAGTACTCAGATTTAATCTTTTTAACCGGCACTCCAGAATGTTTATCCATATTTTTCTTATCCATTTCGCGGATAAGCTTTAATTTACGTGGATCAACATACCTTAATTCTTTAATGCCGTCGTTTAAATTTTCTTCGTCAATAATACAGTGATAGTTTACTCTACCATCAACGTAAAATTTAGAAAATGTATCGTAACCTGTATTAGAAAAATCTAATAGACTGAGGACTTCTTGGAAAGTTTCGGAAACTCTCTCCTTAACTTTATCTGGAAGATCCGAATCGTCCATAACGATATCTACAATTTTATCTTCTAAATCTACTGAAATTGCTTCATTAACGATTTCGTCCACCGCTTGAGTAATTTCAGGATTCATCGCCAAACCGCGATACTTAGTTACGAGCTCTGATTCGGTTTTAGCAGTACCTTCTAAATCTAGAATAGTACTATAGAATCCGCCTACCGCATTTCCAACGGTAATAGCACCGTCATCGTTTTGTGGTTCGGCGAAAGAGACCGGAGCTACGATCTCTTCGCTTTCTCTGTTTATTTCAAACCCAAATAATTTCACTGTTCAATCCTCACATTATATAATAAATTATGTAGTTGGTACGCCAGTATTACCTTCAACTCTCCATAAGTCGTACTGGAAGGTAACGCTGAACTCTTCAATAGTGTCAGTAGCGGACCAATCCATTTGTATTCCATCAATTGCAATCGGGAACATGCCCTCAAAAATATAAGTACGTAATGCTGAACCGTCTTTACTAAACTGAGTAATCTGTCCAGTAGATTTGTACTGTTGAGGCAAGCCTCTTGAATTTGAATCGTGAGAGTTGATGAAGTTCATCCACTCTTCCATTGCGTTTCTGACTGCAAAGTCTTCATCGTTGATTACGGTAACTGTCCAGTCCGCGAATATCCTATCACCTGCATATTTAACCTGTCGTCCAAAGTAGGGAACTGCATATTGCCCTACTGAAGACTCGGGGATTCCAGCTGCCCGTACCATGAATGGTACTTTAATGTCGGCAGTCTGATTAATCGGGTTAGTGATTTGACATTGGAAGAGCGTAGGACGTGCACCGCCACCAACAAGTTCTGATTTGAACTGATTAATGTTAAATGCCATGTTGCTTTCTCCTTTTAAGTATATTTATTACGCGATCTGACCAACAATTTCGTCAAACTCTACGCCGGTTCTAGTTGCTACGAATGTTAATTCAATAACGTTGATAGAACGTGCTGGTTTAATGAATATGCTTGCACGGAATTTGTTTGCATCTACAACTTCTGGAGTATTAACCGTTGAGTCAGAAACAACTCTGAAGTCAATAATTCCACGACGTCCTTGGATATCCCGAAGGAATGGTTCAACGATGTTCTTGAATTGAGTTTGTGAGAAGTCATCATTAAACTCAAACAAGAAGCTTTCAGCTGCAGTAGCGATACTTTTCTCAACAGCGATGAACAATCTACGAACATTCAATCTGTCGAAAGCACTATCAATGCCAAGACCTGTTTTATCACCAAATAGTACAATTCCACGACCTGCTTGAGACATAACTGGATTTACATCCGCGCTATATAAAACGTCTCTTTGTGGTTTACTTGGGTTAAACGCCAATTTAACGATATTCTTAATGATACCCTTTCTGTAACCGGCTGGTGATTCCCAAGGATCTACCCTTGCTGAAAGACCTGCCATGTCACCGTTTAATGGAGTCCAACGATACTTGTCGTTGTACTTATCATAACGGTATTTATAACCACTATCAATGAATGCGTAAGAAGAGTTTTGGATCTTGTTACGATATGCAATAGCATTTTCCATTTTAGAATTAGTTTTTAATTCGTCAACTACTGCTTCTTTTGAAGGTGATATAAAGGCAACACAATCTCTACGATAATCTGCAACATTAGAGATAATATAGTTAGCTCTAACACCTAGATCATCACCTTTACCCTGAAGGATGAAGGAAATATCGATTTCGTTTGTATTTTTGAATGTATCCCAGGCAAATGCTAGTGAACTTAATGTTGCTGTAGTTTCAGTAGAAGCATCAGTACCGCCTGCCATACGCTCGTATTGGTTAAGCTTTTCTGTACCAACACTTTCTTCGTTAGTAATTGCTGCAGTAACTACCGCAGTATTTGCAACTTGAATCCAAGATGAACTGTTATCAATTACTGTATGATAATAGCTTGCTGCTCCCTGTGGATTTACTGCACCTTCAGTAGTAGAAAGATTCTCAAAGATTTCTAGTACTTCATTTGGTGTTCCAGTAATACCACCATCTTTGTCGATAACTGCTACGTGGATTCCACCAGCTGCTGGAGCCTTTCCAAACATTGCGTTGTATTGCCACTTTTTAACGATTGAAAGTTTGCTCAAATCTGTTTCAGCTAGAGTATATCTTGTGCTGAATGTAAGTTCAGTTGTTGTACCAATAGTAGCTGTTACTGCAGTATTACCTGAACCAAACTCTTGCTCGATATCAGTAGAAGTTACAGTTGTAACTGTTAATTCTTGGAAACCAACACTTGAATTACCAAGTACAAGAACATCACCAACATAAACTGATGGAGCTGAAACTGTATTTGCTGTTTCAAAGCTTAGCTCTGAAGCATTAAAGTCAACTGTTTGTGATACTTCACTGTTTGAAACAGCGTTGGCATCGATGTCGCCTACTGCCGCAATAGTATCAGTGAAGGAACTCGCTGTTGCCCAAGATACCTCAATAGAGTTACCTAAAGCACCTGGATATTTTGCATCAAAGGCAGCATATACACTGTCTTCTGCAATTACGTTATTATTTGCATCAAGAACTTCTGAAGTTCCTGAAGCTGTTGCTGATCCATCATCTGCTCGTGCCACGTAAAGGGCATTTGAATATGAGAGGTAGTCTGTTGCTGTGAAAAATGTCTCGTAGTTGTCGTCGGTTGGTGTTCCAAAACGATCTACTAATTGATTTTCGGAAGTAATTAAAATAGGATCGTTAGTTGGACCCCACTTGAATATGCCAGCTATTGCCGCTGGAGCTGTTGCAACGCCTGGTACTGCCTGACTCGCATCCACTTCACGAACAATGACGGAAGGACTTACGGAAAAAGCCATGTTTTTCTCCTTTATTTAATTAGAAACGCGTTTTAATTTTAATTTATATAACTGTCTCTATTTATAAATTACTCGATTTGCTATTTATATGAGCTTTTTCATAGTCGAAGGCCATCATCGTGATAGAAACTGTCGTCATTGTCTCCATCGTCGATAAAACCAAACGGTAACATCTCTTCTTCAATTTGCTCTTCTGTTTTTTCCCTGAGCTTTGTTAATGTATTTATGTCAGTCATATCTTTAAAGTATGCCTGCTCGGTCATCCAAGCAAACAAAACTAAGTTCATTACTAAATCATCATGAAAACCGGATTCTGCTTCAAATGAGTTTGCTTTCTTAGAAAACCTACTCAATTCTTGTATAGTCTCATAATCTCGTATGAACAATTGATCCTGCTCAACGAGCATTTTCAACATAGAACAACCTGTTCCCTTTACGAGTTTTGTTGTTCTTATTCCATTTTCAACGCGTTTTCCGAATCCGCCACTAAGTACCTTACCACTCCGCCCAGAGTTTTGTGTATAAAGTAAATTCTCATAACCAAAGTCTATGTGTAAAACATCGACAACTTGTCCGCCGATGTCGTTAATTTCTACTAAAATACCTGCTTCGTTATATATATTACCACACCTATTTAGCACAGATGCAAAGTCTATTGGACCAATATAATTATCTCTATAAACAGCGACCTGTCTATATGGCATTTCTGTAATATCAAAAACGGTAAAAGTCGAGTAATCCAAACCTTTACCTCTTGCAACGTCTGCAGTTATTACATAATTTTTATCTTTTTCAGGTTTTTCATATTGGACAAAACCTTCGCTTTGAGCAATTGGTGTTTCAGGATATAACTCTTTGAGTTTAGCTCCAGAGATTAATGTACCTGATGAACCAAGAAACTCGCAACAATATTCTTGATTAAATTTTTCTTGATCGTGGTCTAAAGCCTCAAGTGTTTCTTTTTTCCACCTTTCATCTCGGCCAGGAACATCATACCACATTACTTCTTGATATTCATAACCATTTGTACCCTCTTTAGCACCTTTACAAGTTTTCCAAAAGTGGTTCAAACCGTTGGGTGTAGAGGTCATCAGAAGCTTTGTAGACTCACCTGATGAAATGGTTGGGTATACAGAAGCAAAAAACTCATCGTATCCCTCGATAAACGCAACCTCATCTAGATATAGGAAGTTTACAGATTTACCACGAATAGCGCTTGATGATGTAGTACCAGCTAATACTTGGCACCCATTTTCTAATGCTATATTACCTTTATTCCACTCCTCGATGCCCTGCTGTAACCATTTCGGTAGTGCTTCATATGCTAACTTAACTCTAGCCATAACCTCCCTTGAGGCATCTCCTTTGTTTGCAAGGATTGCTACAGTTTTAAATTCGTTGAATAAGATATAATGTAGTATAACCGCCACTGCTGTTGTGGTCTTACCTGACTGGCGAGCTGTTAAAACCGCTACTCTTCTTTCTTTAAAAATCTTATCACAAATCTCTTTTTGATAATCGTACATATCAAAAGGAACTAATCCTCGGTCAACATGTACAATCTTAATATAATTCTTTGCAAAGTAAATAGGATCTTCAGCGCACTTCATATACTCTTTAAGAAGCTCGGGAGTCCATTCAATCTGCTCCTGAACTTTTTTAAGGTGCGAGTTACCTAGATATCCATCACCCATCGATCACATCCTTATCGTTGTCTTGCTCTTTCAACATTCTTAAAAGATCTGATGTTGATACGATGAGATTATTGTTTGTAACTGTGTTACCACCCGCATTTTCTTTCGGGTCATTTATTTCTTCTTTAGCGAATCTTTTCTTGGTAGAAATATCGGCGTAATCTTTGTTTGCATCAAGTAATGTTTTCATCAAAGTAGAAACAACTTCAAATGCTCGAGGTTGTTCTGATTGCTTTGCGATTTCTAACATTTCTTGCATTGCATCTTTACCAGTTTCTATAACATCTGCTACATTACTTCGTACAGCTTCAATATCTTCTAAGTTTTCTTTTTCAACATCAGTAAGAACAGCAGGCAATTGAGGTGATACTTCAGCAACCGCGGTGTTATCCTTTGGTATTACTGTAGGTACTTGCTCTTGCTTTTCATTATCATCTATTTCTGACATTGGCCTTATGCCAAGTGCAGAAGAAATCTTTTCGTCGCTCATTATTCATCCTCAAATATTGTAATAATACCCCAGTCGTCATCAAATTCAATTTGTGTATACGGAACTGATGTTGCTGCCGGTCCTCCAATTATAACTGAAGGAGTTGTTCGGTAGCCAGAACCAGGGTTAGTTACGTTTACTGTACTTGCTTGTCCTGTCGCATCAATTACAACTTCAGCAGTTGCTTGACTTGAAACAACTGAATCAATAGTAACATTCGCAGTCGAATAGAACTTACCATTATTATTTATGGTAATTGAATCTACTCCCCCGCCCACAAGTACTGCGGTTGCGTCAGCTTGGAATGATGCTGGTACATCATCTGGAGCAGATATAGTAAATACGGTATTGGCGTCATAATTAGACCCAGGATTTGTGATTGTAATAGAAGATACTTCTCCATCTACAACTACAGCATCAGCTGCTGCGTTATCCTTATCAAAGTTTCCAGTATAATCTTCGCCACTAGTTGCTTCGGTCGGTACAGAATAACTTCCTGCTGGAGTTAAAGTAGTACGAGTACTTAATGTTATGTTATCTAAAGCACCGAGGAAACTCTTCTCAGAACCAGATCTTGCGCCAGCATTAATAGTTGCACCACCGCCAAGAATAAATCCTTGTGGAGCAGAACCACCTGCATCTGCTACACCATTAACACACCATCGAGCAGTAGCACCAACGTGTTCAATACGACAATGGTTCCATTGATTTAAAACTAATTGTTCGTTTGATCTTACTGGAACTGCGTTAAAGTTAGGTCTATAAACCGCTTCGCCATCTGCTTCCAATTCTATTCTCATTGTTGTACCATCAAAGTGTATTACATGAGAATCAGAAGCATTAAATTCTGTTGGATATATCCAAAAATCTATTTCAAAACCACTACCTGCTGTAACAAGATTAATTCCAGTTGTATGCAAGAATGTTACGTCAGAGTGATCTCCGTGGAATAAAGCATCGTCTCCAAATTGAACATAAGGAGATTTAGCAGGAGCCTCAGAGATGCCTATTGTAGCTGAATTATAGTATCTACCGCCATTATCTACATTAATTGCAGTGATTTCACCCTCAGAACCGAGTACCTGAGACACTGTAGCGGCTTCTGAAGGTAGGTCTGGTAAGCTAATAGAGATATTTGGCGGTGAAGAATAGTGCCCGCCTGCCTCATTTACTACAATAGAACTAATAGATCCGTTAGTAATTACTGGAGAAATATCTGCATCTAGAGGATCTGGAGCGCCAATAGTTATTGATATATCGTTGTTAGCGTCGTAGTTTTCGCCGTCATTTGTAATGCTGATAGCGCCGACTGTACCATTATCAAGAATGGCTTGAGCTGTTGCTATTTCGCCATCTTCAGTAAGAGGATTACCATTTGAATCCAATCCTGGTTTAATAGTAACACCTTCTTGTCGAGGAGCGTCAGTTCTGCTATCGGCCATCATATCAATATCAACAAACTTAATTACTTTTTGTTTCTTCTCTGGACCAAAATACCAACCTTTTAATGTGAAGGTAAGTGTGTATAGAACAGTTTGTCGTGATTCATAATCGCCTTCGTAAAGGTCTTCAGTAGTAACCGAGTTCAATACAATTGGAATGTCGATAGGATCTAAATCGTTAACCATCTTTGCGGTAACGGTCCAATCAGGTGTAAAGAACGGAATGATTTGTTCCATAATCTTTGTAGCATCTTCACTGTATTTTGTCATAATATACAAAGAAAATTCTACGTTATATGGTACTGCGCTGTGTACAAAGTTGCGAGCTGATTCTGTTTCTGCTTTTGCGGTCTTAACCATCTTTTGAGTTGAACCAATCTTCCTTTGTGGATCATAGTTCAAACTCGTAATCTCGAACGACATACGAGGTAAAGTCATTGCAGTTCTTCTACTATTCAGTAGGTCAGGATCGTCACGTAATCTTGAAAGAACTTTTTGAGCTGGAGCATAAGACAACGGTACAATCATCGATTGTACTTTAGTGCCGGCATTATTTGATCTTTCGATCTTTATTTGATTAAATAAAGTACCAAACAACGCCACGTATCTTCGTGTAGTTTCGTTGTAAAAGTAATTTGCAATCGCCATTCTATGAATCCTCTATCGTAAGATTTTCACTAAATGGATCAAGCTCAGAGAAATCTAATATATCGTCTGCTAGTTTTTCAAACTCGAAGTTTTGAGCAATAGGATCATTATTAGCAACATCTTCAAGTGTTTGTACAACATCATCTGTTGACTTAATATCATCGAAGTAATGGTCAATTTCATATCGACCAGTGTCGAACCTTTCGTTAGAGTATTCCATAAGTTCGCACTTAATATCATAAACCTGTAATGCACCAGATTGATAGAATACACTCTCATGTTCTACATATGTAATGCGATACATCTTTTGATTCAGTGGCAACCAAATAATATCGTTTTCTCTTGGACGTACTTTTTCTGTATCTTTACGAGTAACATATCTTTCAAATGTTCGTATAGCAACTGTGAATGTAACCTGATCGCGAATTTGTAGACCAAACTTAGATAAGAAATCACCCTCACCTTCAAATCCATCTACATTTTTAACATATACTTCAAAGCCGTACATCTCGTTATATAGAGGTGTATCGTCTTCGTTAAAGACTGCATCGACATTGTTAAATTGACCACTAAGGTATTTAACATCAACGCCATACATTTTAATTGATTCTATTACTAGGTCATCAATTAAGTTCTGCTCGTTGAAATTGTCGTAATTTCTAAAGTATGCATTCGTTGCCATTTTTTATCCAATGAAATTATACGTGAGAGGTTGAAGAGACCGGATTGCTTCTTCTTCCATTTTTTCTCTTTCAGCTCTTGCTTCCTGTAGAATTTGTTCTCCATTAAAAGTAACGCCACCAACTAACTGCATGTTACTAAATTTAGTGAGGTTTAAACCCCATTGTTCTCTAATTAAAACCGTAGCATAGTTTTGTAACCAACGATCTCCAAACACGTCAGGATAAGCATCTTCATCAACAACATCGTATGCTTCAACAATAATATACTTACCTTCACGTAAAGATGCTTCACCAGCATCGATGTGAACTCTATTCACGTGTTTGTTATAACGAATAATCGGTTTACCTACAAGCCATTCTTGTAAGAAAGTTAAATGAGACATCGTCATGTAGTAGTTTTGAATTGTATATCCTGTAAGATCATTCAAGTTATTTAAAACGAATTGATAGTTTACGTTGAATATACCACTACCAGTTGAAATAGAAGTATCGAGTGGGAATATTCTTGAGATACCGAGAAGTCCTTCTGGTAATTGAACATATCCATTTTCTACGTCTTCGGCTGTGAGTTGGTGTTTAAGGTATACTAATTGGCTACCGTTGTAATGATAATCTCTCCAAAAAGATACAGCCTCATCTACACGATCTTCAACCTGTTCATCAGAAACGTTAATGTCGATGACTGGTGCACCGATCTTTCTTAAACAATAATCTTTAAATTCTTCTCTTGATTGTGGTTGTGCCATTGTATTTTTCCTTTAAGCCAATTCGTCTTTAACGATTACTTTGATGTAACCAGTGTTTGGGAAAGTTTCGATTTGACCATTATTATATGTTATTTGGAACTCAGCACTATGAATGCCGGTGTTTGAAGTATCACCCGCTTGCCATTCGTATGCAACGATTCCTTTTGCAGGATTTTTAATAGTTCCAACACCATCAGTAACGAGCGCGTTACCGTTTTCGTCCTTCATGTGAAACACGACTGCAGAAGCATTAGCCATAGATTTAGTTCTACCGTTAGAATCTGTAAGGCCTGCTTCAATAGACGGTGCAGTATCGTTTTGTTTTATGTAAAAGCTAGCCGCCATTTGTTTATCTCCGAGTTTTACTTTTATTTATTAGATATTTATTAAAAGTAAACTATGTCTGTAGAATCTCAGCTTTCGATATTCCGTTGTTGAGTAATTTAATTCCGTTTGATGGATTGATCACATTTGTTGCGTTTTTGTCAATTCCATCAAAAGAAACGTAGTTTCCACCAGTTTTTGAGTATTCTCTAGTGGATATATTATAACCTAGGCTTTCAATATCAAATGAATAAGTACCCGTACCGTCACCTAATGAGAATATATAGATGTTTGTATCGAGGTTAAAGTCTAGTGTAGGATTAAAGTTTGCGTGGGTTGTAACGTAACCAGTTGAATTTGCTGTATAGTCAAATAGTACATTGTTTGCAACTGAGAGGTATCTTTGATCGCCAAACTCGATAAAGCTGTACGATGAAAAATCAAAGCCAACTTCTGCCGTAGCATAAATTGTAGGTGTTTCAACGCCGCCACTAAAGCTAAAGTCAATAGTAACGGGCTCGATTTCTCCATAAACTGGAACGACGCCATCAAATACAAAAGAAGTACCAATTAAACCTGATACTTCTCCAGATACTTGAACGGCACCCCCGCCAAAATATGTAAAATCTACTGTTGTTGAAACCGCACCATTTGCAGACATGTGGCTTTACCTTTTGTTAAGATTAAGCCCCACCAGCAGTGATCGTAAATGTGGTTATATTAATTTGCTGACCAGTCGCGATGTTTGTATTATCCAATTGCATGTCTCCACCAGCACCTGTAGCACTAATAGAACCTTGCATATGGCATTCTGTGCCAGCGTTGTTGTGCAATCTGAAATAACCAGCAGTACCAGAATCATCAGCTGACAAGTCTTGCCAAGTGCCAGATAAAGCAATAGAACCATTGGTTGCAGTGCCTAACCAGTCGCTAGGTAGTACCATAGTTGCTAAAACTGTTCCTGTGTTAGCTGTTGCTGCATCGGCGGGTTTTGAGCCAGTTGAAATAGTTAAGATAGGGTTTAGACCAACTTCTGTTTCGATCGCGGCTAGGGTAGCGTTTCTTGCTGCTACTGATAACTGAAAAGCCATCATCGTCTCCTTTGTTTATAGATTAATTTATAGGTATTTATAAAAAAACAGTTGACAAGCTTTAGGAGTGGTGGTATAATAAGGTTATGACCTTTAAACAATATTAAGATCTTCTTTCTATATCTTCTTCAGATAATTCGTATCCCATCCAAACTTCAATCACTTTTACAGGACAATTGCCAACATTTGTTGCTTTATGCCATGTATTTATTGGAATGTCGATACTGGAACCAACTTTATGTATTTTAGATTCGGTAGTTCCGTCGTCGAACTCAAGAACCATCTCAAGTTGACCATCTACGATGTGCCAATGCTCAGATCTTTTAAAGTGTCTCTGATCTGATAAAGACTTACCCACATCAATAGACAATTCTTTTACTTTCCAATGGCCGTTCGCGTCTAGATTTCTATACTTTCCCCATAATCTTTGAGTAGTAGGCTTATCCCATTCTTTTAAAATCCAAGATGAGCTGTTCTTTTTATCATTGCCGCCTACACCAAATTTAAATTCTACTTGATCTCCACCGTGAAACATTTCTGGAATATTACCGATTCTGCGATCTCCACCGTTTGCAAAAACGACTTGAGTACCACGAGGGACAGAATGTTTTACATATTCAATAGCATTAATAGCAGAATCATCATCGTCATTAAAAGAGAATACGTGACCTACACAACCAATCTCTTTTATAATTGCCATTCTTTCTTCGAGTGGCATAAACGGTCTGCCTTTCTTGCGAGTTAACCATTCATCAGAATTTACACCAACATATAGAATAGTGCCAAGTTCTTTTGCTGCTTTCATATATGCGATATGACCCGAATGAATCGGATCAAACCCACCAGTAATCAATACTGCTCTCATCATAGTTTCTCCATCATATAATCCCAAGCGAAATTAGTTTTGTTATTAGATCTCATGTGTTGCTTACGATTAGCGTGCATTGGATGTACCCACCAATCTTCGTAGTTTTGGCTATTATCTACTGCAACATCACTTACTAATAATATATATCCAATTTCTTGTAGCTTCTTTCGAGACTCTTCTCTAAACTGTTCACCCCACCAGCATGCGTTATGTTGGAATTGAATAATACCAAACTCGTGTTTATCGAAAGGCATATTATTCAAAGCTGCTATTGAAGCACCCTCAGCGTTAATTCTTAAAAAGTCAATGTGTTCTTCTAAACAGTGTTGCTTAAATAAACCATCAAAATGAGAAGTAGCGGCATCTGCTAAAACCATTGTTGTATTTCTTTCTCTTGAGAATATATGAGCAAATCTTTCTGAATTATCGAGTGATACACCTTTCCAGCCAAACTCTTCTTCTAATAGTTTTGTATTATTAAATAGTGTTGGGTGACCCGAACCAATTTCTACAAATGTACCATTGCGCTTACCATCCAATACAGACAATACAAATATGTCTTGGAAGTGTCGTGCGTAGTTTGTTTCGATCTGATCAAATCCTAAGAATTGATATTTCAATCTCCATGATACATCTTGTGTATATGGTAATGTGCTTGGATAGCCGTGTTCTCCCAGTAATGCAGTTGCTTCTTTATAATCCGATGCTTTGAGTTTATTTTTGTGTAGCATATCAAATGCTAAGTTTTTAGAATCATCTCTACCATCGGTTTTCCATTTAGCTCTTGCATATAAAAGCTGTACAGCATTATCTCCAGGATATGGTAGATCTTTGTCAGGAGCTTTTTCGCCTAAATGTGTAGTACCAATCTTTGAATACATTAGACATTCACGCCAATCTTGCCTTTCTTGTTTTTCTTTTGCAAGAAAGTAATAGGCTTCTGGTCTTTCAGGTAATGTTTCAATAGCAATTTTAAGAAATCCTTCAACACTTAAATTACGATTCTTATTTCTTTTATAAATGAAAGCAGAAAAGATCATTGACTTATATTGAAGCCATTTTTCTTCGTAAGTTTTTCCTGGTGACATATCGGCCGCGCGCAAGTAAAAACTAAATGCGCCTGAACCTTGTTCTAATCTGTCGTATTCTCGAGCGAGGGCATAGATCTTATCAGGATTATCATAATCTAATACTACATCATTTAAAAGTTGCATATTCATTTTCATACGATTATCCCTTATCACTTAAAAAATCTAAAAATAACTTTTGAGGCATTCTCAAAATAAACGTAGCATTATCTTGGAAACCAAATGATATAAGCATATCACCTGTTTCGGGATGCATAGTCATTCCAGTAACAAACTCAATATTAAAATCTTCTCCAGATACATGATCAAAGTATGTACCCATAAAGTGGAACTTACGAGAAGCATGTACAAGATTCCAGTCATTATCCCATATAATAACACGATGAGAGTAATCACCATCTTTACGACCGAATGGATCTCTTAAAAGATTTGTTTCGTGGATAAACGCCATTCTTTGATTTTCATTAATACGAATAACTTGAGAACCACCTCGGAAATCTTTAGGAAATGGTTTACGATTCTCAAAGCTATCTTCATATACAACTTCTGTTGTATTTTCTTCAATATCAAATTTAACTACTTGAGTAGGATTACACCATTTAACAAAATGGTATGGTTCATCAATAACAGGCATCCAATTCTTTTCGCAGAAAGAAGAATTATCTCCAGGTGCTGGAATAGGATGTCGTGATTGTTCTGTCCATTGACCATCTACAAAATCAATATGGCATAATTCCATACGACCTGTACCTTTATCATCATACGCATCACGTCGTACACCACAAAGATATAATTTGTCGTCCCATTCAAATAAACGAGCATCTTCTAAACCAACAAAGTTCCAAGTAGGCTTGCCAGTATCAAGAGCCATATTAACTCTTTGAGCTGATTTAAGATTTAATCCATAGTCAAGCTCACACATAACATTATGTGTTGTTAGAGTTACGTCGTTTTCGGGATGAACATAGACAAGTGGTCCCCATTGATGTGGGAACTTCTTACCCTCTGAATGATAGAGGATATAGTTAATATGTCTTATGTTTAAAAGAAGTTTGCCTTTGTGGGCAAAAATAGACGGGTTCATAATACCAGTTTCATTACCAGTTACTTCTTTTGGTAATAATACTGGATGGAGCGACCCGCCTCTTTTCAAAGCCCAAGCCGCTAAGCCACCCATATGCAAATCGTGCATGTCACCTCCATAATATAAAAAGATTGATTAAGTTTATTTATCTTACCAAGAAGGTGAAATAGTTCTCAATCTAGTTCGTTCAACTTTAGTTACTAGCTTAGAATCAATAGAAGCAATTCCTTTTGCGGTAATTTGTGCTTCAATCCAGTTAATAACGTTTTCGGCTGTTACGTCGTTAATTGCAATAAAATCAGCAGATGCTATATTTGCATCTAGATCAGTATTGCCGACGTAACTTGATTTAATTCCATCTGCATCTTCCGCGACTCGCTTCCACTTGACGTTAACAATAGCATTCTCGAGCAGAACATCGTCTGTCCCGAGTTTGTCTGTTAAGCCAAGCTTAGATATTTTCCACGTATAATTCACGATAAGAATCCTTTATTAGAAATTAATTACTCAGCGCCTGCAGCTTCAGGATCAGGAGTTACTTCTTCAGTAGCCCAAGGTAGAGCAGGTTCTGTAGTAAGTTCTTCTTCGATTTGCTTGGTTAATTGTCCTTCGATGTGTTCTTTATAGCTTGCATCACCATCAACAATTGCTTGAATCCAGCCAACAACAGTTTCTTCTGTTAAGTCTTCGAAAGCTGTGAACTCGCCAGTAGGAACGTTAGCAGCAGTAAAAGGTGTTGCACCTTGCCATTCGGCTTGGTTTCCACCGTTATCAGTACCAATTACTTTCCAGTAAGTTTGTACAACTGCATTTGATAGTGTGTCTCCATCAGCATTTACTTCGTCTTTTACTTTAAGACTAGTAACTGAATATTCTAGTGTAAGAGCCATTATTTTTCTCCATTTGTAAATTAACTATTAGTAGTTAGGTTTATTGGTTATTTATCTGTTCTAACTTTATCTTATTTATATAAATTAGTTAGTGTGTAGAAATAGATCTACAGGCAAACAGAATCTTAATGAGGATGTATAGGGATTCACGTGATGATAACAGAAGCTTGGAAATATTAAGTAATCTCCAGTATCTGGCATGTGGTGAAACCTTTGAAACATAGGTCTAAACTTTTCGTCATATCCTCTATTTGCGTTTGATCTCGGATCAGTAAATACAACCTCGCCACCAAACTTCTTTTCTTCTGCAAGTAAATAATACACCGCAGATATAACAGAACCGGCGTGATTATGTATAACCATATTATAGTCTTTACCGTGCCCTGTTATCCAAGATTTTAAAGAATAACCACCCCAATCAGACAAAGGTCTACCTACATTTCGCTGCAAGTACTCATCAAAGTTACGTAAACATAACTCTTTGAACTTGTCTATCGCTGGGTGGTCGTCATCAAATATATTAAATCCTAAAATATCAGAAATAGCGTCCATGTCGTTAAGATCATAATTACTTAAAATATAATCTAACATTTCAGGACATTCAAACTTACCTACTCCAAACGTAGTAGGCCAAAGATCTTTATATTCCATTTATTTCATCACCTTTCTTTTCGCATAATATCTGCCAAAAAATGTACTAGGAAAATTATTTAGTATGCTATTATATTCTTCCATATTGACTAAATGATTTTCTACTTTAATTGGCTTATCTGTCATAGCGTGTAATGTTGCTAATACAGTACCGTATTTTAATTCAACTTGATATTCTTCATCTTTCAAAGGGAAGACTAAAAATATATTAAGTGAATGTTGATCATAAAAATTAAGTATTCCTGGCGATACAATAATGCCGTGTTGTCTTAAATCTTCACTGTAATGGTTTTCTGTAACCATAAATCTTGTTCTATCAGATCCTTGTACTGCCCAAGGATTTGCGAGCTTTACTGTTGCTCTACCTGGATATAAATCAGGTCCTGTTTGATCTTTTGCGTGTGTATTAATATGTTCTCGAGCTCCATTATCAGGAGCAATACAAGTTACTCTACCGTCAGGTTTTACTCTGAAAATAATATCAGTCCATAACTTAAGATGAATTGGATTGCGTATATAGTCAGCAACACCAGGGCATAACTTAATAGTTGGAACCGGTGTTTTTATTCCTGATCTCACATCAAAATGTTCGTAAAACTTTTTAAGCTTGCTCCACCAAGATGGATTATCAACTTTATTTGTTACTGGTTGTAGGTTGAGCAATGTTCTATCAAACGTATAAAAATCTAACTTCATAATTTATTTTTTTCCATATAATTAAACCACATTCTCATAATACAATCTGGAAGATCACGTTCACGATTTTTCCAATCCCATTGTGTATAACATCTAAA